CGGCCGCTCAGTTAATGGGCGTCGTGACCGCAGAGGGTTGACCCATCGATAACGGGGCGGGATGATAGCCGCCCCATCACCTGGAATAAATCATCATGGCAGAAGAACAAATAAACAGCCTCGTTAACCTGGCGGCTGAGCAATCACTTATCGGCGGCGTACTGATACTCGGATTCGATGCGGATTTTCGCGAGCGTACAGACTACGTTTTCCAGAATGTACGGGAATCTGATTTCTATTCTTCCGCACATAAAATCATCTGGCGTGAAATCTGTGCGATGACCGACAAGGCAAAGTCGGTAGATGTGATTACCCTGTTCGACATTATCGAAAGCAAGGGGATGGGTGAAAAGATTGGCGGGTTCGCATACCTGTCAGAGATAGCCAAAGGCACACCAAGCGCCGCAAACATCAATGCCTATGCTGACATCGTGGTCGAGCGCTCAAATGCGCGTGAAGTTCTGCGCAGGATGAATGCCGCCCGTGAAATCATCACCAAAGAGGATGGCCGTTCGCTGGCTATCCGCCTGGCAGAAGCAAGTGACATTACCGCAGGCATCGACCAGATATCATCAGGCCGTATGCTGTTTAATCCTGTCGATGTGATCACCTCACAGCTGGAGACCATTGATGAAGACTATTCCCTTATCGAGAAGATTTTCAATGAATGTATTAAGCACAAAGATATTACTCTGCTTACTGGCGCTGGCGGTACGGGTAAATCCTGGCTCACCATCAAACTTGGTATTTCTGTCGCGCTCGGGCGTCCCGCACTTGGCGGGAAATACAATTTCCTCACTCCCGTGGAGCAGGGGGTAGTTGTCTTCCTGATTGGCGAGGATAGCGTCGATGATTACCGGCATCGTCTGGACAAGCTGATTAAGGCGGCTGGCATGAGCCGTGATGAGAAGGCGCAGATTCTTTCCTCCATCCTGTTCGTTCCTTTGCGTGATAAGGATATGCGTCTGATTAAGCGTGAGCGCGGAGGCGACCTGGAGCAGACCGGGGTTATTCGCAATCTTGCCGCATCACTGAAGGCGTGTAACTGCCGCCTGGCTATCCTTGACCCGATGAACAAATTTGCCAGCGGTGAGGAGAATAGTAACAACGAGGCGAACGTATTTATCAACGCTGTGAGACGCGTGGTTGATTTGTCTGGCTCGGCGGTGCTGATGGTCCACCACTCATCAAAAAACGACCCTGGAGGCTCGCGCGGGGCTTCTGCTCTGGTGGATGGGGCGCGTTGTCATCTGGCACTGGCAACCATGTCGCAGCTTAAAGGCGAGAAGGCAGAGCCTGGTGATGATGATGTTATCCGCCTGACCATGCCGAAGCATAACAACTTCAAGGGTTGGGATGGTCCGGTGTGGCTCAAAAGGAACGACGCTGGCGATATGCTGACGATTGACCCACCAGAGACGATTGGCAATGGCGCTATCGCTAAGCGCTTCCATGTGGACACGACGCGCGTTAAATCGCTCATTATTGAATGTATCCGTAGCAACTCCAGACCGACAAGCACCAGCGAGTTTATTAACGCGTTCATAGATGGGCCAGGTAAAGAGCTGTGCCCTAACTATGGCAAGGCAAAGGACATTATCGGCGAGATGCTTAACGACGGAATTCTGGAAGAAGGCACAATGTTCAACCGTAAAGTGCTGCTGGTGGCTGAGCATGAGAGCGATGATTTTACCTGGTGATTGTGGTTGACATTATAAGGTTAAGTGATAGGATTTAATCAACTAACAACAGGAGCAATAGCATGGCTACATACATACTCTGTCTGATGGCAGGATTGGTGAATATGACTGGTGGCATTATAAGCAAGGACAGGGTCAGCATTTCTCTAGGGGCATTCCTGGTTGGTTTTTGCTGCGCATGTATAGCTATAAAATCAGGATGGCTTGACCTATGAAACAGCCACGATTTTACCAGACTGAAGCAAAGGAGGCGGTGATACACCGCATCCGTGAGAACTCGAAGAAAGGCGTCGCCAGCAGGATACTGGTTGATGCGGCAGCAGGCGCAGGTAAGACAATAATGATGGCAATCATCGCCAGGCATGTTCATGAGCGAGGTGGTCGAGTGTTGCAGATTGCACGCCAGCCCATCCTTGCCGAGCAGACGTATCGTGAATTTTATGACTTCGGCGTTCCTTCCGGGATGTACGCCGCCAAGTTCAATAAGCGGCAGGTGTATCAGGTCACTGTAGGAACAGAGGGCACGATTGTTAATGGCCTTGCCGACTTCAATAAGCCTGTTGATTTGCTTCTGATTGATGAATGCCTGACCGGTGATTCAATGATAGAAACATCTGATGGGGCAGTCAGGATTGACGATGAAAGACTGTCAGATTTATGCATAAAGTGTATAGATGAATCAACAGGTGAAATATTTTGGCATAAGCCTGTGCGGGTGTTTACTAATGGCATACGTCATGTATCATCAATTAAACTATCCAGCGGCGAGGAAATAAAATGCACGAGTACACACAAGCTCTTATCAAACGGTTCATGGGTATCAGCAGGAAGTCTAAGCGCTGGGATGACATTGACACTGGATGGCTCGCAGGATTCATTTTTGAAAAAGCTCCTTCGTGCCTGTGCGGCTGTGGTCAAAAAGTTCTCCCAAAAAGCTCAGTAAAAAGACTGGAATTATTTTGTGAATGCAGCCCTGAGATATTTAACAAATATATATCAGGGCACGCAGGAAGCTCTTTTTCGCCAATGACGCAAGTATCAGCAGAGGCCCATCAAAACATACTGGCGGCAATGATTGGTGATGGCTGCCTGCTAAAGGCGTATGAAGGAAGCAATTACAGACTTGCATGGAATATGGGGAATGAATCTCACGCCAGGTCAAAATTAAGTGCTTTTGAGTGGGCCAACCCAAAGTTTACCCATAGAAATAATCCTGGGTTTGGAAGTGAATGGTATCAGGTGAGAACTGCTTGCAGCCCAGTTTTTACATCCTATGCGGAAAAATACGGTAACAGTCGTGATGGCTACAAGGTAGAAAAAATATCATCAGAGCTTGATGCTATGGGGTGGGCGATATATTACGGAGATGATGGGCATCTCGCAAAAAGATATGGCAACGCCTTCATTCATACGGAAGGATTCGACCATGATGGCGTGCTGGCAATAAAAAACAATCTTTGCGAATTCATCGGCCTTGATGGCGTATCTGTCCATGGCTACATTGGCGGAAAAAATAAAAGATATCTCGAATGCTTGAGGATGGGTAAACATGAAACTATTGAATTTTTTAAAAGAATTAAACCTTACATGGAAGATGGCCTGGAATACAAAATCTTCTGAAATAGAATCTATATCCAGCGTCGGAAGTGAGAGGGTGTGGGATATAGAAATGCCGGTGCATCATAATTTTGTGGCCAACGGAATAATCGCGCACAACTGCCATCAGGTAGACATTGAGAATGATGATACGCAATTCATGCGCATCATCAATCATCTGGATGGGGTTGCGAAGAAGGCTGGCCGCCTTATGCATATCGTTGGCGTTACGGGTTCGCCATTCCGGGGCACTGCACACCTCACAACGTTCGACTTCTGGCAGGACGTTGTTTACGACATCGGTGTAGACCGACTGACCGAGATGGGGTTCCTTTCGGTTCCCGTCTATGGGTTCCCGGATGCTGATGATGACTCTCTTGACTTCTCAGGAATAAACACTCGCAGCGGCTCATGGGAGTTCAGCGAGAAAGAGCTGGACGAAATCGCCATGTCTGACGCTGGCAAGAAAAAACTTGTTCGTATTCTGATGCAGGTCATTGAAAAGACCAAAGACCGGAACCAGCGGATAGTCTTTGCATCGACCAAGAGACACGCCAGGGAGATTCGGCGCATCCTTATCGCCCTGGGCATCGACAAAAGCAAGATTGGCCTGGTCACTGACGATTCCAGCGAGTCGGAGAAAGACCGGGTTATCAAGCTGTCGAAGGAAGGCAAGCTAGACTGGCTGATTAACGTGTCGGTACTGACCACTGGCTTCAACTCACCACTGATTGACGTGGTGGTATACCTGCGCCCGGTTGGGTCACTGGTGTTGCTGATTCAGTCTATGGGTCGAGGCGCTCGCCTGCTGGAAGATTGGATGAAGGATGCCGGTTTCCACAAAGATAACTATCTGGTGCTTGACTATGCCGGGGTGTTCGACCGGCTTGGACATTTGCTGGATGACCCGACTACTGGCGAGGCGCTTGCTCAGCGTGATAAATCGCGCGGCGAAGATAAACCATGCCCGCGCTGCCATGAGATGAACAGTAAGGCCGCTCGTCGATGCCGTGGTAAAGATGAGTCTGAACCTGATAAACGCTGCGGCTTCTTCTGGACGTCACAGACTTGCCAAGACTGCCAGACTGAAAACGACATTGCAGCTACTGAATGCCGAAATCCGTCATGCAGGCGCGAGCTAAGGGACTCAAACAAGGCTCTGCTTCATCATCCGTATTCAGATGAGGAAATGGTGGGCGTTAAGAAGATGGACGTGCTGAGTACGAAAGGCGGTGCACTGATGGTGCGATTTACCCTGGATGGCGATGACCGTCAGCCTTACCTGATATTCCCGATGGGTGGCGATTTGTCGAGGCGCATCCTGAAGAAGGAATTTGTCGATGTGTACGTTCAACCTGGATGGCGCGGAAGGGTGGCGTCCATGAGAACAGCGGAGCAGATTGTGAAGATGGCTGGCGCATTCATGACACCGAAGGCTATCGCCTACCGCATCAACGGTAATAACAAGTATGTAGTTGGTCGCAGGAAATTCTCATGATAGTTAAAAAGCAGCACGCCGATGGATTCTGGCTTTACTGGGACGACGAAGCCAATCCACCAAAGGGAAAGATTGAAGGTGATGAGCAGGTTGATTCTATGGCCTGGATTAAAGAGAAATACCCCCAGGCATTCCCTCTAACGTTTCACGTTGTGAATGAGGGAGCCTTGCCGGTTGGTTATCGTTTAAAGCTAATCCAGCAAGGACTGAAAAGCGGTGTATCTGACATCATCACCATGTTCGGTCCTGGCGCTGGGTTTGAGCTTAAGATTCAGCGAAAAAAACCAAGACCGTCAGATGTTAAAGATAGCCAGTACGCATTTGCCAGGGAGATGGTTAAGGCCGGTCATCCAGCATATATATGCTGGGGAGCTTCAGCTTTTAAGCAGGCATGGCTTGACTATCTCACCACTTTTAATTAAGGTTGACTCAATATCAGAAGGAGAACTGAAATGACCCGCGAAGAATTTATTCAGAGAAACATCAAGAAGATTTTAATCAGCGAAGGTTTCAGCCATGAGGCGGCGGAGGTCGGCGCAGATGCGGCGCTGGATTTGTATCTGAGAAAGTCGGATTTCCCAAACGGAAAGGCTTTCGACTTCTGCCTGATGAGTGCGCGTCGTGAAGCCAAGATGAAGCAATCAGCAATGAGGATTAAGTAATGAATGAGCAGCGTATGATTGAAAAGGTTTTGGCTGCAGGACTTTCAGTTGCTCAGCACGATAATTCTAAAGGTTTTGGAAAGTCAACAGAGCATTATTCAATTATCGGCGGTGCTCGACGTGTTGAGTTTTACCCATCAACAGGGATGATTTTCTCAAATCCGGTAAAGGATAAATTCAAGCAGGCCCGCATTCCTCGCGGAAATATTGAAAGAGCTATCAAACTTGCAATTACAGGAAAATAACCATGACCACAACACTACTCCCGGCGCTTGTACCGGCGCAGCAATTCCTGATGGCACAGGAACAGCAATTTCAGGCCGTGCTTTCAGATGACCGTATTAACTTTGCACGAGAAGCTCAGTTTGCCTTGCAATGCCTGCAGGCGAATAATTTCACGCTGACCACGGCGATGAAGAATAAGGAGTCATTTCGCAATGCGATCCTGAACGTTGCATCAATGGGCGTCAGCCTCAACCCGGCAGCTAAAGAGGCGTACCTTGTGCCGCGCGGAGGGGCTATCTGCCTGGACATTTCATATCAGGGTTTGCAGTCCATCGCGCAGCAGTCAGGTGCAGTTCTCTGGTCAAAAGCAAAACTGGTTTACGCAAATGACCATTACGTTAACACCGGAATTGATTCAGCACCTGAGCACACCTATAGCGCTTTCGGAAATCGTGGTGATATGGTCGGCGCATATTGCGTGGCAAAACTCGCTGACGGCTCATTCATGACCGAAGAGATGAGCGCTGACGAAATCAATCACATTAAGGCTCGGTCACAGTCAGCTAAGGGTCAATCTTCCCCGTGGGCAACCGACTTCGGGGAGATGGCTAAAAAAACCGTTATCAAGAGAGCCGCGAAATCGTGGCCCCGTTCAACTCGCCTCGATGCAGCTATCGACATGCTTAACCGCCAGGGTGAGGGCATCGACTTCCAGCGTGAGCGAGCGCCAGTGCGTGAAAAGGCCATCAGTCCGGCAACCGATGAGCAGGTGAAGACAATCCGTGAAGGCCTGGAGTTTATCAGCCGCCCGGAAGAAGCCTTCCTGAAATACTTCTCTGGCAGCATCGCTAAGCGCGTCATCGAGTCCATTGAGGAATTGACCGAGGAAGAGGCAATTAAGGCCATCAGCACCATTCAGTCAATCATGGATAAGCAGGCAGAGAAGCAATCAAATAGAGAGGTGTTTTGATGGGAAGGAGACCTTCTGACATAGATGATGACATGGTTTCTGAGCTTAGAGACAGATTAAATTATGACCCTCACACAGGAATTCTTACATGGAAGAAAGTCAGAAAAAGAAAACTGATGGGTTCCGAGGCGGGGTTCATGATGAATTCTGGATACATGGCCCTCAAGATTGGGACAAGAAGGATTCAATGCCATAGGGTTGCCTATGCAATAGTTAACGGAGCAATAGGTGATGGGGTAGAAATCGACCACATTAATGGTGTTAAGCATGATAATAGGATTTTAAATCTTCGTGCATGCTCTGCATCTCAAAACAGAATGAACGTAGCACTGATGAAAAATAACACATCAGGTGTTAAAGGCGTAAGTTTTTGCAGATCGAGCGGCAAATACAGGGCAGAAATAATGGTTAATTATAAATCTTACTATCTAGGAGAGTTTTCTAGCATAGATGAGGCATCAAAAGCTGTCTCATCAGTTAGAGACAATATTCATAAAGAATACTCTAATCATGGGGAATTCAAAAAATGCTGATTGATGACTTGAGGGCTAGGCTTTCTGCATTCAATGATGTTTTTAACCATGACATGCTAACAGTACAGCAACGTGATTATATGTGGTTTAAGTGTCGACTTGGTGTAATCACCGCATCAAGCATATCAGGCGTACTGGCAAAGACAGGAAGCGTCACCCGTGAAGGCGCAATGGCTGAATTGATTGCCGAGATTGCAACCGGCGCCCCAAGTGAGCCAGTTAGCGCTAAGGCATTGCAGCATGGTATCGACAACGAACCATTCGCCATAGAATCATACTCCTTTGCGACCGGTGAAATCGTCAACCAGATACCTTTCGTTTACCGCGATGAAACAATGCGATGCGGATGCTCGCCAGACGGAGTAACAGAAAAGAAAACCATTGAGTGCAAAGCTCCGTGGAATACCCGATATCACATCGAGGCAATAGTCGATGGTCGAATCAAGAAGGAGTATCAGGAGCAGGTGCAGTTTCAGATGTGGGTGTGCGGCACGGAATCGGTCGACTTCGTTTCATTCGACCCTCGCATGTTGAAGCATAACTTCTTTATGACGACAGTCGAGCGCTCAGACATTTTCATGAAGAAATTCGACGATGCTATCCCGCAATTCATCATGGAGATGGATGCAAAACTGGAACGGCTTGGCTTCAAGTTCGGCGAGCAATTCAAATCATGAGAAAGGGGCCAGTTGGCCCCTTCTTTTATTCTGGAGCTACAGGCCACTCAATATCCGGCGCGGTGCTGGTATCTGTTGCCGTCACTGCCTTAATGTAGCCAATCCAGGCAATCAGGCTGGCTTTATCATCGTCGCTGATGATGCCTAGCTGTAGTTCCGTTTGCCACAGGCTGATTTTTGAGTTTGCGGCGTTCAGCAGATGCGCTTTCTGTTGCTTCGCTGCTTCCACGTCTGCCGCGTGCTGCGCTTCCGTATCTGTCACCCACCCTGTGCCATTCCATTTGTCATACTGCGTTGATGGCGCTTGCGTGGTGGTATTTTCGGGATAGTCGCCAATATCTGAAATGGTTACTTTCTGGCCGGTTTCAGTGCTGTAAACTGTTTCGCCGCGATGGTCTGCAACGTATTCCCAACCAGTTGAATCAGCATTGCGGCGGATTGCGAAACCGTCCTTCTTGCTGCCTGGTGCATCCACGCATGAATTGCCTGGAACGCCAACACCGAAGGGCAGATATTCAACGGATGAAGAAATATACTCCCGCGTTTCTCCGTTGTAGTTGTAAATAGTGATAAATCCAGCTTCCGTGGCGAACCCGTTTTCATCCAGGGTGATTTCTTTTGTGGTCATTATGCCGCCCTTACAATGTAGTTAAATGCGATGTTGCGCGGTCGGTTTTCGTTCGCGGTTCTTGCAACTAACGAAGAATCGATACCTATTTTCTTATAATATATGTATGAAGATGATGGCGTTGCACTTGCGTAATATGTGATTCCCGACTCTCCAGTAATTGTCATGGCACCACTACCCGATGCTGATAGCCCCATGGCGTTATCTGTAACAGTACCACTTATTTTTTGTATTGCGTCACCTTGCTGGGACAGTAACGCCCGCCCTGCATCAACATTGCGCCCGTCATCCCATCCACGAATAAACTCACCGCGCAAATCTGGAAGCACCCCGGAAGGGAACACTGCGGCAAGCACTGGATAATCTGTTAGGCTGAACGATGATCCGTTACATTTAAGCCAGCCTGTTGGCGGAGTGGATAAAGGCCACGGAACGGGGACCCCAACAGGTAATGCTGAGCCATCCCCCAATCCAAGATTTTCGAGAGCCGTGTGCACAGCGCCATCCGATTTGATGTCCCCGAATGGGTTTACTCTTTGTAGCTTATTTGAATATAGCCATTGAGATTTAAGGTCTGATAAATTTTGCAGATAGCTGAAGTCATTTTTCGTTGGGGGGTTTGACCCAACAAATTCCCAACCCTTTGCATAGTTAACATCACCGATTGGCGTCAATCCGCCAGTTGCGGTAGAACCGAAAATCTTACTGAAATCTGCTGGCAGAGCCATGCTTTCACCTCTTAGTTAATAAAGCGCCCAACATCAAAACCTTTCATTCCTGGCTGGTCAGCAAATCCGAAGATGTTGCCGTCGCCACTGAAGAACAAGTTAACCTTTACGCCAGCAGCCCGTGGTATGATGTCCGACCCGTTCAGTATAGACTTAATGTTATCACTAACCAGGCCGATGATGTAGACATTGAACTCTGCTGTTCCCCCCTGGTAAACCAGAACCTGTTCAGCCTGAGTCATATTCAATACTGACGTTGCTACACCAACCTCTGAGACATCACCATAGTTTCTGGCTATCTTCCCAATGATAACCACGCGGTAATCATCATCATTAAGGATTGATGAAGCTGTTGTTTTATCATTTGGCTCTCTGAATCTGGCCTGACCAAATCCCGTGACATTTGTCTGGTCTGAGAAGCCAAAATATGTCGGCTGAATCTCTTTATCAAAAACACGACTCACCCCGACGATATCACCTATCAAATCAAGCCAGACACCTCCGGCATTCATGATGTTGATGTTTTTAGCGATGTAGTCGTAGATGTCACCGGCTGCGTCGAAATCCTCGGCAAGCAAGCGAATTACTTCCAAATAGTTTGGCGAATCCCTCAGCTGGTTAACAATCAGCTCGTGGGAATATTCCTGATAGAACGTGCTCATGGCGTCACCGTGATGCTGATGTTTGCATCAGTAATATTCAGGCGTTGATATGCCGTCAGGGTAACGCGATCAGTTTCGTTAATCGTTACCGAGTTTATATCAACCCCGGAGACAAGGTTGACAGGCGTATAAAGTCGGCTGGCATAAAGCACCTTGCCAATCGGCCAGGCATTAACGAAGTTGACCACCTCGTCTTTGATAAGCTGCTGCCCATCGGTTGGGAAGTTACCATCAGTGCTGATGTTGATTGCAATCGTCGCTGTGGTGTTTGTTGGCCTTACAAACCAGACCATCACAGGCTGACCATTTGCCGTATTGATCACAGAAACGCTTTTCCATGTTGCCGCAGGTATGTCTGAAGACGTAGTAAACTGAATCCCAGCCGCGCGTGTCTCAAGAATGGCAAGTGCCACCTCATTGTCATCACCGCCATCGACTACCAGCATTATTGAGTGTGGTGGCATCCCGGCGTCATTGGTTGTATCGGTGAAGTTCTCCAGCACGGATGCGTAGGTTACGCCATCAACCTGACTTACAGCAGTGTAAATCCCCTCTGGTGTCCCGCTTGCCGCAGATGAAGTTTGCAGCATACGGAAACGCAACTGAGCGTCTGTTTCACGCGCACGTCCCAGCGTTCCATCGTTTGGGTTTGTTACGGATGAAATGCCGTACACGCCAGACTCAAGAACCGTAATTGTCCCTGCTGTTGGCTTGAAGTTGCTTGCCTCAATTGCCTCTGCAAGCACCACGCCACTGCTGTTTGGGGCAATAACCAAATCCTGAGTAGTAGCGAATTTTTTTGTTTTATCCAGTGATGAAGAAACGATTGTGCCATCTGGCACGGTAGCGCCGTTGTTGTCAGCATTGAATTGCAGCGTTACCTGGCTGTATATGCGTGGCAGACGACGCTTGTTCATCAATGGCGCAAGGCTTGATAGCTGTGCGCCAATGGCAGTGAACGGACTGAATGAGTTAAGGATATACTCAGCCTTTGCGTTCAGATTGTCATGGATTGCTGACTGGATGGAGATGATGCGACCAGCCACGCGCGGTGTGCTGGTGTCCATGTCAGGAAATGAGTCATTCCAGCGCTTAGCGTTTTCCTCGCGCACATCCTGATACCTGTCTCGCTGGAAGCCAGTTTCATCAATAGTCGTTGCCATGCGTCCCCCGGTAATTTTTAATTATTATATCATGCTCAGAGCGATGAGCCGAAAATCTCACCATTATCGGTGACGCCTTCAAATTCACAGGTGGCAATAGCTGAATCAGCATCAACTGCAACCTCAAGCCTGGTAAGCTCAATGGCCCCAGGGGTGCTCATGATCACATCACGAATAATCTGCTTTTTGGCGGCGATGCTAACCTGTGGGCTTACCATGTCAGTCAGCCACGGCATTCCGATTCGGTTGTCGTCGAACACTTCGCCCTGGATTAACTGGAGTGAAAATTTACTGTCCTGTGATGTCATGGCTGCATTTTCAATGATGCCAATATCATCGGTGATAACCAGGTCCCATGAATTACTATCAAGTTCGAAATCGCTTCTCATGAAGTCGGGCCTCCTGATGTCCCGCCACCCGTCTCTACGCCGATATGTTTGTGAGTGGTTAATGCAATTCCGCCTGCGGTCACTTGTGGTGCGGTAACTGGTACGCTGAATGCTACTCCTGACGCTGTGGCAGTGAATATCTCAGTGCCACCAAGCGTGAGTGTCGCAGTGCCAGATGCAACATTCAGACTATCGCCACCATCTTTCGACCTGATATCAATTCCGCCCTTAATTCCGCTAATGGCGTCAGGAAACGCATTCAGTCCGAAGTAGGCCACCGCATCATTCATGTTATGGTGCTGCGGGCTTTTCGGGTCAACGATGCCACCGGTTAGCTTCCACTTTGAAATGTTGCGGTCGCTTATCAGCAACATACAGACATCACCAGGGGAAGGGGTGTGGGTTATGACGAACCCGCCAGCCTGATAGAACACCACCGGGACATCTTTTATCGGTGGTATGTTGCTGACATTCCCGTCAATGTTGGTCTGTAGTAATGGCTGGACAGTGACGCAGTTTCGCCCGGCATCAAATGATACGCATTCTGCCAGCATCATTGTCCGCAGGGTTAGCGCATTCTGGTCCATTGAGTACAGGAGAGATTCGTCGCTCTCCATCTCGTGCATTGAGGTATCAAGTTGCATTTGGTAACTCTATAGTTTCAAGCCTGCATTCAAAGGGGCCGCCAGCGTTATTGCCAACGAATTGCACTGACTGGCAGATATAGAACCCATTATAGTCTTTGCCTCTCTCAACCGGGTAGGTCTTTTCCTTTTGCACCTGCTGAGTCTTTCCGCTCTTTTTGTCTTTCTTTACCTGCGTGCCATCCATCACCCCGGTACCGCCGGAATCAACGGTCCACGATGATGATTCAAGTTTAACCACCTTGCCCGGCCTTAAATCGGGGTGAAGCTGGCAGCGTATATTTACACCCTTTTCCGATACCGAAGGCGCTTCAAGCAAGCCGGATGACGAGTCCAGTACGATAGCCTCGCCATCAATCGGCTTAGTGATTGGTGTGACCTGTAACTCGTTATCCTGAATAGACCACTCCCCGCCAGCATTCCTGATAACCTGGTCAAGTGCGAGCTGAGATTTGCCATGCAGAGTAATGGAGCCATCAAGCAATCCTTTGAGGATGTTGGCTGACTCTTTCAGTGCAATGCCCATATCACGCGCTGTCTGCTCAACTATAGTCCTGATTGGAGTTCCTGCTGCGTAATTCCTGCTGGTAATAGACTGGCTGAATGAGCGGAAGCCATCACCGGCTTTAATCTCGGTCTTCCAGTCAACATCCTCTTTCGCCGTCGAAACGAATACGACATCACCAACGAAGATTAGCTTGTTATCGCCATCATATCCCGCGTACAGCCGAATGGATTTAGCATCACGCTCAATACGTCTGCGGTCTGTTTCTGCCAGGTTATAAATCGCAATGACGCCCTGATTCGGCGTCTTGCTTCGGCTCATCTTGATATCGAAATCCACCTGCAACATGCGTCCGGCGTCATTCTTCTGGTCGTAAACGATAGCCTCGTTTTCGTAGATAACCTCGAGATATGCTTCGCCCTTAAAATACCTCATCGCGCGTAACCTATGTCAGCAACAAATTCATTGTAGTTAACCTTTGGCACGTACAGCAGGAGATGGTCAATGCCGAATGACTCAAATGTTAACTCTTTTGGCTCAGGAGTTACCGGGACAAGAAACATGCCGCCAAGTGATGCCTGTGCGTGAGGCTCGAGAATGTCGCACCCGCCAGTGATGACGATACCATAAGCCTCAAATTCATCGTTTGATATGTCCATATTCCAGCAGCCTTCCGGAACCCATCCATCATCGGCGGCGAGAGCTGAAAGGCTTTCATCGAAATCAGACCAGTACAGACGAATGGTTGTCGGCTTTCCGTCCAGGTCCATACGCATAGTATGGTCTGGGTACTGCTCAATTGGGATAAGGATATTGTCCATCAGTTAAGCCACCCATTAATTTTACTCGCTCCCCATTCTCCAGATTGCAGTAACCATGATTTCGACTTCTCTGGCGTAGCTGCACCGACCTTCTTGCCTGCGGCGTTAATCTGGCCTGCGGTATTCGATTTCTTGCCAACGTCCTTTTTCGGAGCCATCTTCTTCGAACCTCCGTTTTTGTTGTCGCTCATTGCGCTGGCAGGAACCTGCGTGGTTCGCGCTGAGATGATATTGATGCCAGTTAGCGTTGCAGTGAAGAAAAGCGCATCACTGGTAGTAAGGTCACGATTGACGGTGATAGGCCCGTCGAAGAACATGTTTTTGTACGTTCCGAGAGACGTCACCAGAGTAAACGGCTCGCGCATCTTGCGAATCTCATGCAGCTTTGCGAGCTTGTCTTCCCACGTACTCATTGTGGATGGGGTAAATCCGTCATCCAGTGCTGACTGTAAAAGGTCAAGCCCCTTATTCAGTAGCGACTGGTCAGTGAAAATCCCCTGGATGGTCACGCTATCCGGCTCAATCAGGATGTTATCTGAGATTGTCGCCCCGCCCTGCACTGGTTTGCGGGTGATGGTGTGGTTAAACGTATGCGTTTCAACCTGAGTTACGTCAATCGGGATGACCGAAATCTGGTTATAGTCACTGCCAAACAACTTGCGCAGTACACCTGGTTCGAAAATCAGCATCAGTATTTAACTCCAGTATCAATCCCTTTCACGGTTGATGCGTTGTTTCTCCGCAGCTCCTCGCGTATCGCATGTGCAGTTGCTACCGGATTTTCAGCGCCATTGACAATAATCTCGCCTACCGTTGTGTTTCCACTGTTGGTGGTAATGACATTCCCTCGACCAGCGTTAGCTTGTGCCAGGCCTTGCGCCATTGTTGGTGGCGACATAACCGTTGGTCTTGGTGCCGCGCCAGGTGCGTTACCGGGAATGATTAGCTGATGGATTCCTGGAGGAGATTCAACATTTCGCCTTTCTTCTCCTAGCGCGTGAGGGTATTTATCCGCCCTATTTTCTTTGTGCTGCTCTCTTTGCGCAGGTTGCTGGTCATCCGATCCAGAATCATCAGGACGCGCCCAGTCAGGTAGCAGACTCATCGGGTCTTTCAGCCAGTCAGGAATGAAGTTTGCCAGTTCGTTTCCGACTGATTTGGCCCAGTCAATAAACCATGCCTTAAGGCTAGTCCATGCCGATTTTATTTTATCGACAACAGGCTGCCCCATCTGCGCGACTTTCTTGTCGAAATTCCCCATCCAGTCCGTAGAGGATGCGATAAAACCGGAAAACCACTCATTGAACCAGTTGCCGAAATCAGTGAATAACTTCCTGACGCTACCGAGTGACTTAGTAAACTCCGCAGCAATGCGACCGGTGATCGAGTCGCCACCGGTGAAGTAAGTGTAGATGTCCTGGATAACCAGAATAAGACTGATGATGGCAGCGCCAACAAGTGCAGGACCAGCAGCCGCAGCAGCCCACGCCAGCAGAGCGCCAGTGCGCATGGCGATGAATGCGCCGGTAAGAGTGTTGGTCAGCGCGATTATTTTAGCCCATGACGCAATCGCTGCGGCTCCAATCAGGTAAGGCATAGCGATGGCTGCGGCTAAGCCCAGGTATTTGATGGCGGTAATGAGTCCGTTAATCGCAGCGGTCAGGCCGTTAACTATCTCATCGCCGTGAAGGTCGAAAAACTCCTTCATCTGGCGGGTTATGCGCGTGAATATCGGCAGCAGTCTGGAGGCGACGATATTCCACAGACCCTTGATGCGATCCTGTAGGGAATCCATCTCGCGGGTATATTCCCGCGCCATGTCGAGATTCTCCTGGCTAATTACCAGCCCGGATTCTCTCGCCTGCTTCTGAAGCGCCGCAATGTTTTCGGATGTCTGTGAGAAAAACTCACCACCAACATCTGCAAGGCCGCCACCGAAAAGGGCATCAGCAAGGAATTGTCGCTTGCCCTGCTCCTTAACCTCGCTCAGTTTATTTCTGACGAGCCTGAAAAGCCCTTCGATATTGTTGCCATACTGTTTAACCTGAGCCTGCGTGATACCGATTTCACCAAACGCGTCTGCGTTAGCCTTCCCGTCAAGAGCAAACTCACCCGCTCGCATCGACAGTTCTTTCATTCCGTCAGCAAGCTGGTCCTGTTCAATCCCAAAAGATTTTGCGGCATACGCTGTAGCCTGGAATGCCTCAGCATTGACGTTCAGGCGCTTGGTTAACTGGTCAATCTCTGTTGCGGTATTGGCGAAGTCGTTAACCATCGCATAAGCCGCACCAGTGACCGCAGTAGCAGCCGATGCCGCAACGGTAATAAGGCCAGCCATGACCTTAGTAACGTCCTTAACGGACTGCTCAGCTTCATTAAATGAGGCATCATCAACATCAAGTCCGATGTAACCCAAAAGCTCAGTAACAAATGCCATCAGTCGGCCTCATAAAGTGACTCGTTGATTCTGCGATTAATCTCAGCCTCGACGTGAAGCGATTCACAGCAGTCCAGGAACATATGATAAGACCACTTGTTCAGCACGTCATCCGGGCTGGAGTAATATGCCTTTGCTACGCGCATCACCGCAGCCATCTCATCCGAGTATGACGGCTGAATGTCACGCGTGTAAATCAGCTTTCCGCCGACCCGGAGTTCTCCGCCATCTTGCGTTGAAACATAGCGGTCGCCTTCCCCAAAAAACTCGGGTACATCTCCTTGACGTAGGCGAAGAAAACGGTATCGGCGAGGTCAATCTGGCCTTCGAAGAATTTGTCGAAGTCAAGCGGCTGGTTATCGACTTCTGCGCCATTCAGCATGGATTTCAGCAGGTCATACTGCTCATCACCTTGCAGCTTGCCCTGATAGGTCAGCGCCGCGATGTTCATTAGCTTGGCCTGGATGCGGAATCCTTCGCGGGTGGTTGGCATGACTACGCTGAAAGTGTGTTCGCCTGCTTTGATGTCTTTGAGTTGCATGATTGGTCTCCGTGTTTGGTTGACATAATTATAACACGGAGGGAAGGGAATGAAAAAAGCCCCGTTAGGGGCTTATTCTGTTGGTGGTGGAGGGAGTGGCATTCAGTGGGTTACAGGTGGCTCAAAATCAAGGTCACACCACGATGCCCATCCCAGAATGAAACCGCATGGTGGAACCAGTCACCGGTAACAAGCACGCTAATCATAGTATCCGCCATCCGTTCACTGCACTTAATCCACTCCATCAGTCAATCCTCATCGGCATAATCAGAAAAACACTTAGCAGAAAGGTTATCCCCATCGCAAAGCGTTGCTTTTCCGTACATCTCAAATATCCATTTTGCAAAATCCAGCGTAACTTTGTCATATGCTGTCATTTCTTCACCCCATACTTCCGGTTAATATCATACTCACTGGTGCACAGCAGAATAATGAACTCGATAAACGCCACGAAAAAGGTGATCCCAGTCCAGCAGAATAGAATGTACATTACGCCGGAAAACGGTCGGCCCAGGTAGAAGCGGTGTATGCCAATGAATCCGAAGAAGAAGCACAGCAGCACGGCGGTAACTTTGCTCTTCGTGTAAACTTGTTGCTTCGCGCCGCAGTTAGGACAGTCGGTCGCTGATTCGTGGATTTGCGCTCCGCAGGCGCGGCAGTAGATGTTGCTCACTTTGATTCCTTTTTAAGAAGTGTTGATACTGTTTCTTTTGATGGATGACGGTAATTAATTAACTGCTCCGGCATCTTCATAAATTTATTGCTCTCATCTTTAACAGTGACAAAGCAAGAATGCACACCAAACGCCGTTGTGTTGATTGTTTCATCATATTGGTGAAGCAACTCAGCCATCTTTTCTTGCCATTCTTTCGGCATCTGCATCATAGCCACGCGGGGCATAACAACAAACGCTGCATAAGATAAACCGAACCACCCATGCAGGTCTTTTCGATAGTCATATTTCATCGCCTTTACCTCTCTGTGGTCAGCTGGGTGCCGACCGATGATGTAAGCATACACCACATTTCTATTGTGTCAACCATTACATGCGTAAAAAAGGGGCCGAAGCCCCTATTTGTTTAATCCAGAGCCTGTCCGGTGTGGATGATGTAGCCATCCACAAACTTGAAGGTGAATTGCACGATGGTCAATTCCTGCGCCTTCACCAGAGCCGGAGGTCGTGCCAGCATAGCCTCTTTCGCCCCTGCAACCTCGCCAGTGCTGTTCCGGTCAAGCAGCAGGAGTGGCAGTGGCTTACCAGCCTCATAAAGCGCCTGCCATGCCGCCTTTGTCGGGCTTACGTCCTGCAAGGAGACTACGCAAGTACCTGTTTTATCAAGAGATTTGACGAAAGCACCACCGCCTTTGATGGAAGCATAGGTGTTCCAGATATCATTGTTAAACGTGAAATTGAACATCTCGCCATTGGCTACAGCTCTTGCCGCCACTCCGCCCCAGCTTAATGTAACTTTCTCAGGGTTATAAATTGGCACGATTAGATACCCCCAATTGACCAGGTTCCGCGAACAACCCAGCCATCAATGGCGGAGTTCAGCGTTGCCTGATATACGTCGTTGAATGTTGCCTGCCCGGATTTACGCACAGATGCAGGAATGCTGTCAGGGTCTGGCAGTGACACGGTGTAATCTTCCAGGATAACACGGCGGTCTACCGCTCGCTCCAGCCACTCACGAATCAGTGCTTCAACATCCGTGAACGTTTCCTCATCGAATGCCATCAGCGGCGTGCGGAATGCGTAGTTTGCGAGGCTTGCTTGTAAATTGTTGTCAAACCAATCACTTCCCCACTGAATACGGATTTCACGGTCGGTACAGGTGCGACCCTTATACAGGTGCGTAAAAGTTATGTTCGTGAATGTTTCCACGAAGTTATAACCCTTAGCCCGAAGGTTGTTCTGCTCTGTTGGGCTTAACCCTGAGTCGCTGGCGGTGGTCAGGGTTTTATAATCCCACTGCTGCGCACCAGGGTCAGTCCAGAGCATTCGCCCAAGAATCGCAGCATCAGGACGCTGCCCTGTCATGTCTACACCATTAACCATGCCAGTAGGGTGATAGATAACTGACGACCGCTCCATGCTGGTATTGCGCAACTGATAGCCGATGTCACTCGTTGCAGTGTTAAGGACAGCATTCGGGTCGGTAGTCATGAACATGGCCTGCGCCTTGTTCTCTGCGCTCGACTGAACCCATTCCGCGATTGTTTTCTGGTCAGCAATAGCACCAGCATTTACGCCAGCGTAGGCATAAAAATACGCATTTCCGCCTCGAGCGTAGAAATCATTCATGACGTCAGGGAATGACTCGCCAGTGGTTTGAGCGGTTCCGGGAGTTGACGCCGAGCCAGCAGATGTCGCCAGTTTCATCGCCAGAGACAGAGGGGTATCAGAGCCGGTGATGGTGACGCTTGATGCGCTGCCAGTTGTCGCAGATGTTACGATAAACTGCGCGGTTCCTGCCGCCCATGCAACGGTTGCTTCAGGCGTGGCCTTGCTGTTGAGCGCGGTAGCAACATCAGCCATAGAGTCGACACTGGAAAGGTCAACTCCAGTAATGGCCTTTGGCGTGCCGTCGACGTTCAGGCTCATAGTGCCAGCATTAATGCCAGTGAATTTTGCCAGCTCCTGCTCTTCAGCAGAAAGCACGCCGCCGGTGAGTTTGCCAGCAGTGGCCGGAGTGTTTACGGCAGTCTTGTTCCAGTAAATCACTGCAACGTCAGCAGGCGCGCCGCCTTCCTGCGAGAAGTGGGTCTGCAGCCACTTGAACTCAACAGGATGCGACACCGCATCAACCTCGTCAGCATAGGAGTCAGGGGTGAGGATGCGATAACGCTCACCGCTGAATAAATCGTTGGTTGTGATAAAGCCTGCGCGGTTCAGCACATCGACAGTGGCTACTTTATCGTTCAGTAGCGTATCGACCGCGAAACGGCGGCGGATCGGAGTAGGCATTTTTAAATCCTCGTTTTGGCAAGTACTTGCCTGGTAATAATATCACAGCCTCACGGTGCTGGCGAAACCGGCGCTACTGTTTCAATAGTAAGCGCATCATCAGTTGATACCCACTGCCCTGTGACGTAAAACTGGCGCAGTCGGTAGTCGTCGAATTCCGTCATTGGCGAGATATGGAAAACAACGTCTGACTGCCAGCGGGTGCGGTAAGCCTCATCACCTAATTCGGAGAGATTTCTGGCTTGTCCGATGGTGATTAGCGCCATACCTTCATCTGCCAGTGAGCCTCGCGCCTCATAATAGTTTTTCAGCCCATGAAGCCCCATCAGCAGAGAATAACCACCCGGTCCATAAGCGTTCACGCTAACGGTTAGCTCTGAATGGAACCAGTTTGTTTCCGTGAATGTCTCGTTATCTGACTGCAACACTCGCTTCTTCATCGGGCTGCGTTGCGGGATGATCGCCATTGGCTGAAACGTCATGTAGACACCGGTTGGACGCGGCCCGTTGTATGGCGCTTGCTTAACGACAGGAGTCAGTCGCTTAAGGAGTGCAGTCAATGCTGATTCAATGCTCACACGTCCCCCTGAATTTTTCGCACAGTGGCCTTGTAATAGTTGCCGAGGATGTCGCGGGTTTCCACCTTAATAACCTCGTATTCCTGACCCTCAAACTGGAAGTGGTCGGCATTAACCTCATCAGTCCTGACGCGAACTGGAAAGGAGGTATAAATCTTCTGGATGTCCTGAATCTTCTGCCCATCAGTGAACTGCATCAGCTCCTTTTCATTCAGTGGCTGCGGCGGCATTCCCTGAATGGTTTGCGTGGTCGATGTGCCTGGAACGTAAACACCCTCGGCATTATCAGCCCCGGCAGAATATCGGATAAGAGTGTAATCAATAAACTGATCGCCCCACACCTGATTAAAATCAAATAGCATTATTCCTCCGGCTTGACATATGCCCATCTGATTGAGCTTACCAGTTGCCCGGTATCAATCAGCGGGTTATCTGATTTCTTCTTATCAATGGTGCTTTGCGCGTTTGGCGGTGACTTAAGTTGCACGATTGCCTGCTGCACGTCCTGCTGCGCAACCTCGCCAAGCCTGCCCATTGCCTGCCGCAGATTATAATTCTCTTCATTCATCACGCGAGCGGTAATCTTGCCGAGAATCTGGATGTACTTCACTTTCTCTTTCGCAAAGGTCGGACGCAGCGTAGGGCGCTCTGGAATGCGGGATGTGCCGAATTCGTTCCACCAGTACACCTCTGCGACCGTTGTACCCGTGGCGTGACCCTGCTCATCCTTATGTGCTCCAGCGTCACCATGAACGCCAACAGCTACAGCGTGCGCACCGATACGCCGCTGCATATCACGGATGGCGCTTGGGTTTCTAACCACCAGCTTATTTTTAGCAGCCATACAGATGCGCCGATTGAGTGAGGTACGGACCAGCACCGAACAAGGCAATCAGGTTTTTGAACATCTGCCCGTAGGTTGTGCCATCCCACATTGAGCCATCAGAGCCAACGCCAATGGCCTGACCGGATACGCTGACGTCACCAACCGATCGCCCGGTAGTGACCACAGTAACCGAGCCACCACCAGACTGACCAGTCGTCAGGTTGTAATTTGTCGCCAGCATGTGCGCCACATAGTAACCCTGTAGCGCGTCGTAATATTCACTGTAGCAGCCGGTATACAAAACCGTGAACTCAGTGAGGTATCGCTGAATCACCGCATCCGGTACGTTAACAAATTCGGGGTATGAAGCCCGGAATTGCGCAAGGTCTAGTGCCATATTCCACCTGTAAAAAAGGGACGCCGTAGCATCCCTTTATTTTAACACGTCACCGGATTATTTCTTAATCACGATGTGACCTGCATCAACGAGGTGCTTTTCGTTGCTTTCGATGAACGCCAGTTGCTCGGCAGTCACTTCGGTTTCAACGCCAGGAAGCAGGCGCAGGTCGCCGGAATAGTGAATGTTTGCGCGCTGGTTGGTAACGGTCATTTTCTTGGTTGCTTTTACTTCAGCCATGATTAAATCCCTTTGGTTACAGTTACGGACAGTGGGAAGTATACCACAACGCCAGCAGTTGCCAGGTAGCCATCCACCACGGTTGCCAGGTTGCGAGCTTCTGGCGGCATCATGGTAAACGGTTTTGGAACCTCAACGCCGAGCTTCTCGGAATCGTTGCGATAGTGGATCATCGCGCTGTTAGTCTGACCTGTTCCCTTCGGTCCTAACCACTCCACGGTTTCAACCGTGATTTCCGGGTAGGATTTCTTGAAGCGCTCCATCGCATTCTCGCCGGTGTTATCGGTGAAGAATGTGGTGCGGGCGCGCTCATAGCTCGCAGAGGTCATAACAACGGTATCAGGACGCTCAGCGCCAAGTGTGTCTGTCGCCTGCTGGGTGATCGGGTAAACCAGGTCAGCATAGATTTCTTCTGCTGTTTTAGTCGCCCAGGTCGCTGTGCCAGCAGTGCCATTTGGTGCGGTGCGAGTGGTAACGTTCGGCGCGTTATACAGACCGGTCAGACCGGTTTCAGCATCGCCAACCCAGATAATCTGGTCCAGCTTCTGCTCTGCTGCATTTCGGATCGCCATACCCTTACGGTCAACGATATTCATGCCAGCTACGGTTGCTTTGGCAATTTCAAATACGCTGTAAATAATCGAGCCACCGAATGCACGGATGTTGACAACCATCTTCTCGCCAGTGACCTCGATGTTTGGCAGGTCGTCGGCGTAGTTGGTGATGTGCTCCAGCATACCAACGCGGTCAGCGACAACGTATGCAAACTCTTCAGCACCGAATGGCGCTTCGTTCTGCATTGGCAGCAGGTTTTTGCCCTTGAATTGCGGGTATGCCTTCTCGCGGATGCGGTTGGACATTGCCTGAAGCTGTTGTGCAAAGATGACACCAGTCGCGGCATCAGCACGGAAGCCAAGCTGTTGCACATCCAGTGCTTTAGATACCAGGCTCGCCAGCATGGTAGGGGTGGTTTCCCAACCCGCATCCAGCTTCACGCCCTTAAGATGGTCCAGTCGTAAATTGATATTCATTTATAATCCCCTGTTAGGCAGCTGGTGCGGTGGTGGCAGGTTTCAGGTTGACAATCGCAACGCCTGCACCGGAGGTGGAGGTGTCGAAGATGCCGACCGGGCGCGTTGCTGCCGAGGCTGAAACATTGGTGAAGCCAGTGCCATCGGTGAGAGCGTAGGCCAGATCACCCTGCTTCACAGCAACAGTTGCATGAACCCACACCGGACCATCGGTCACAACAGAAACGTCTTTGCCGATTGCGTGAGTCTGCTCGGTTGCGCCATCAGCAGCAACCCAGGTGGCTTCCCAGCGAACCACGCCGATAACGACATCATTGGCGGCAGATACTGGTTTAACTTTGTGGTCGTTGTTATCGCGCACAGCGGCCTGGCCTGCATTGATAGCAGCAGATGCGATGCGGCTGACGGTCTGCGTCATTCGTGCGTCCGCAACCATGCCAGGGGCATACGGCTGTGGAGTTAAGGAGTAGGTGTTATTGAGCGCCATTATGCTTTCCCCGCGTAGAATTTAGCGTTGTATGCGGCCTGTCCAGACTCTTCGCGAGAGTTGAACACACCATCAAGATTCAGGCCATGGCGCTGAGTGCGCAGGCTGTCGGTGCGATTCTTCAGGCCGTCTACCGCGGCATCAAATCGACCGCTGATATAGGCATCGGATTTGCCATCAGCATTGAAGCCGGATTTTGCGGCAATGAGCGCCTCAACCTGGATTTCGCGAGCGGTTTTCACGCGCTTGCCATCCATGTGGCTGATTCCAGGTTTCAGTTTTTTGGCATCCTCGATGATTCGCAGCATTTTGCTGAGGGAGTCGGTTTTCTGCTCCGGATCGGTGTCGGTGTCTTTATCCACCTTGTCCGGGTCTTCTTCATCCATTAAGGAATCAGGATTGTCGCCGCTTACCGCATCTGCTAGTTCATCAAGCTGAGCCTGAAGGGTGTCTACCGCTTCGGAAACGCTGGCTACTGCGTTCTCAACCGCCGGTACATCGACTTGCACAACTTCGTCTTTGTTCTCGTCGTCGGCATCTTTAATGATGTCGTCAGCGTCGAGTTTCAGCTTAGGAGCGATGGCTTTGACCAGCTTTTTAAGCTGACCTGTAGCGGAGTCAAGGCGCTTGCCCTGCTTCGCCAGCGCCGCGTTGATGGTCGCTGCTGTAGCTGCGTCTGCAACTTCAACAGTGCCGCCGCCGGGCAGTTTGATTTGAGTCATTGATTTATCCTCGTTATTCGGCACATTTGCGCCATCAAAACGCAGTGAACAGATTGAGCCACCTCGCGCGGCATCCACGATGGCCTGATGGTTATAACGTCGATTGCGCTGGACACGGTCATACTTCTGGCCCTGCCATTCACCCGGCGTTTCATCAAGGTCAACGGAATAACCAGGTGAAAGCTCACATACACCGTCGTATTCTACCGCATGTAAAGCCTCGTTGCCAATTACCAGCATTGACGCGACAAGATTGTCACCGTCACGTTTTGGCATCCCGTTAACGCTGCCCTGTGAATACTCCTTGTAATTGGATGGCGTGATCATCACTGGAGGGTGCTGCAAAGTTACCGGAGCGCCAGCCAGGGACTTCAGTGATTCCTCATCAAACAGCGTTTCCTCTGGCACAAATTCACGGATAATCGTGCCGTCATCTTCCATATATTCAAGAATGCCGACATGCGCCACCACGCCATCAATACGCAGGAACCCGTTTTCGTCAATCTTTGAGGTTATGCGACCACCTTTGTCGATGCGATAATCTTTTCTCATTTTATCCTCAGAACTCAATTACGTTAGCGGCAAAGCACCGGCAGTTAATCGCCTGCCCCGGGAAAGTATCGCGAGCGCCTGCACCGTCTGACCAGTTATACGTCTTGCCGTTACGCGCATAATGCGACGGCTTAGCTTTCGGGTAAAGCCCTGAAGGATTTCCTCGCACCCGCTGGTCTTCCATCGTGCGCCATACGAATTGTTTGATTTCCAGGTCTGCCGCGCGTTGCTTCGTGACTTGCATATTCATGGTGGCAACCTGGTCACGGGCGATCAGGTCGGCGCGTCGTTTCGCAACCCCGGTTTCAGCCCGAATGTTTTTGCTGATGTCACGCCATGACAGGCCATCACGAAATCCAGAGTTAACGGTAGTTGTAATCTTGCTCAGGTAACTTTGCGTCAGATTAGTAATCAACGCCGTGTTTTCCTCGGCCCATGCATCAATGTTGGCGCTCATGTCGGTTCCTGGCAATGCCACGTTGACGCCAATGGCCTGGTTGATTGCTTTCTGCCAGTTTCCGTCAATTGCTGAACGAATAGAATCGCCAATGTTGCGCACGAATGACAAACCATGAATATTACCCGTTGCCAGTGAGCGAATAGCTCGCAGAACCGCAGACAGGTCATCAGCACGATAACCATCCTCACGCGCCGCAATCTCTGCTTTTAATTCATCAGCAATGCGGGTTTTCAGTTCGGCATTAATGCCATCAATGATGCCGCGCAGCATCTTCGCGTACTGCTGCTCAATCCGTACAGGGTGACGGGCTGGCAGCAGGACTTTACGCTTCCGCTTGTCCGGCTTCAGTGCTTCCAGTTGTTTCTGAAATTCCGTTCGTGCCATTTTTGCCACCGAGTGAGTTAAGACCTAACGGGTCCTGTTCTTCTTCATCTTCCGGCAATTCTTCCAGTGAGAACAGACCTGTATCGTTAGCCAGGTTGCGCACCTCGTTAGGGGTTAGCGCAGCAGATTGTTCAAGAGTCGCAATTGCCGTCGCAACCGATGCCATTGAGGTTGCCTTCTTGTCTGGTGACATAGCACTAAGCTCTGCCCACTTCCAGTCGAAGTCCAGACCGGTCTGCATCTTCACGTTATCAATACATGACTGCACCAGTGCACTCGGGTCGCCTTCCTGAATAGCGGCAATCTTATCGTAGTAAACAGAAAGAATTTCCTCCTGGCTGGCATTGAGTCCCGCCGGAGATTTGCCGAACAGCATCATTTCTGACAGGCCAGTCGCGCCAGCTACTGCAGTGGCAAAGCGGTCAACGAAGTCGGGGATGCCCTGAAGAGAGCGGTTAACGAACTCGAATTTCTCTTCCTTATCGACAACCGCCGCCCGGTAGATGGACTTGCCCTGATTGAAGGCGTTTGCACGGTTCATTACGGCTTGCGATGCCGTCATGCCCATTGATTGCGCAGCCGTAAGGTTTGGCACGGAAAGAATGCCAACCCCTGACTCTTTCAGTAAAAATGATGCGTCCTGCAGTGTCTCGTTGTATGCGGCAATTGCCGACCATGCCATCGCTACATAAGAGCCGCCCCATCCCTGCAATTCAATTTGGGTATCGTATGGAACCGGGCAGCCATAGAAAGGTGCAATGCGGTCACGGTGATACGTCACGCCGTTGCGAGCCACATAGTTCAGCGCACGCCCATAATGCGGGGATTCAGGATCAAGGTCGATTTCATCAACGCTTAAAGACCAGCGATCGAGAGGTACAAGGTCGATGATGGCCGCTGTTTCTGATGGCGGAGATTCTGGCGGGCGAGAATCGTCATAAACCTTCAGAACCCCAGCACCACCGAACAGGCGTGACCAGGCGATACCCTTGCGCACGGATGCACGCAGGCCCATCTCATCCAGCATGGACTCGACGCGCTTTTTGTCCTCGCTATCCAGCCCGGTGATTTCGATAAACTTGCGGGTGGCATCCTCAGCAGGAAGGTCACAGATTTTACGCGCCAGCCAGTCAGAAAGATAGATATTCGTCAGCACCTGCTGATTGTTGTGCAGCAAATGAGAAAATGCAGGTGACAGAACCTGCCCGAGGCTTTTGTCAATGCCCGGCATACCCTGGCCGGATATGGGGTTAGCCCACGCATCCACGCGGTATGACAGGCTGCCGTCATTGTGTAGCTTTAGGTGAGGCTTCTTGGCCATTATGAATCCCTCATGAAGTTAACGTCAGTATATCACGGGGGGTTGGATAAGAAAAAACCCGCCGTAGCGGGTCTTATGATTTGGCGGGAAGGCATGGACTCGAACCATGATAAAAGAGTTAACAGCTCTCCGTAATAACCTTTATACGACCTACCCGTTGCTGGTTTAAGCATTGCCAGCGTGCTTCTTAATATCCAGCCCCGTAACCCATACATACCCCTACATATGATTGCGATAATGCTGGATATTAAGTGTTGCGGTTGCCGGTGTTGCTTGCCACTTCCGTTATTCCAACTACGGACGCTATTTACACCGGCGAACTATTAAGAACCACAACGGAAAGAGCACTGCCCATTCCTAGTCCAATGGGAGGCTTGCGCAAGCCATCAATGCTCTTTCCTGTTATGTGCCGGTTACGCGTCCGGCGTCAACCAAGTTGACCGATTCACCACAACGGGAGCAACGTTGTGTGATTAGTATTGCTCAATCTGGTTATAATGTCAATCTTTACGCGATGGCATTTTGTCGCCGTTGCACTTTTTCTTCCACGTTTCGTTGTGGGTGAGAATCTGGCGCAGCGTGCCATCGGTCATGTGGTCGATTTCGGCGCGATCAAGCCATATTGGTTGCACCCAGTCGCAAGACGTATCAATCACCTGGACGGGTCCATTCGTCGCGCAGCTTGTCGCGGACAGAACCAGGATTGCTGCGCATAACTTCATCTTTAACATCGTTTGCCACCTTAACGGATTCTGTACGGGCTTTCTCTTGTGCCACTGACTGCTGCGCCTGCTGGGTATCGGATTTTGCTTTCTGCTCTGACTTGCCGCGAGACTTGCCGCCGAACCACAAGCCGATAGCTCCGAAGATTAGCGCGGTGATTGCGCCGATGATTGTGCTAAGCGTGAGCATTTGATTTCCTCAATTAGCATGTATGTGCTGGTCATGCAGCGTATAATCCACCATGCATCACCGAATGAATAGCTTCTTCTGGCATCCCTCCACAATACACGATACTCCCACATCCTCCACGACTTGCTTTTGAGTGCATCAGGTATCAGGCAAATAGATATCATGCTAAGCATCTTCTTTCGTCTTTTCCCTCACGGCAATCAGCTTATTGACGGAGTTGCCAGCTACGACAACGGCGAGATAGATGCCGAACATCTCGGTTGTCAGCGTGTTCTGATATGCCTGCCAGACGATGACGCCTGACGAAATCACTACGCCGATGAACTGGCAAGTTTTTGACAGAGAGAAGTCGCCGACGGGCGAGGTTAGCAGGTCTTTAATCATCGATTTCCCAGAGTATCGCAAGCAGGACAACCACTACTGTAACACCGATGCAGACCTCAACCAAATATTCACAAGGAAATGCGATTGGCAATCCAGCCATATACGAAAGTCTCGTTCTTCTGGTTAGCCTCTGCCAGCTCAATATACCGCGCACCCTGAAGGCAGTTCAGTGCCTTTAGCATCACGGTCTCGCCTTGTTTGCCGCGCAACCCAAGATAGCTTTTAAGTGCTGACGCAGTAGCCGGTCCAACTTTCCCATCGACAGCAATATCAGCGTATGCCTTGCCCTGGTTGTTAAAGGCGTTCAGGCAGCGCTGAAGGAACTTTCCCGCCGCAGATGGCCCCATGTTAACGCCGGTATCAATCACCTCGGCAGCGATGGATTCAGACAGCGGCAGCAGCAGGTCAAACTTTGGCTTCGAAACGTACTGAGTGTAGTAGATGTTTTCGGCAAGTGAGATAGGCAGGTCTTTCATCGACCCGGTATAGCCATTGGCAACAGCCACCGCTTTTGTAATGCCGTACATCGTTTCTCCGCCGGAGTCGTTTGGGTTATTTGAGTACCCACCTTCGGCCTTGATGATGTCATCGATAATTGACTTTATAACCGGGGTCATAAAAAACCTCATTGTTATGTTTTGGCTCGATTCGCAACCAGTGGGCCGCCGAGGCACTCTTGCCTATCGGCGATGCCACGCTGCCACCCTTGGAAGCGTAGCCAATTTATCATATAAAAAAGCAAAAGTAAAAAGATAGAGCACAAAATGACACTGGTGAAAATAGATTACTATAGTGGTTGACATAAGGCATAGATGCGGTAAGATTTAGCCATCAACAACGAGTGGAGAAAGAAAATGAAAGATTTTAAAGGTACGCCGGGTCCGTGGAGATTCGATGAGCAGGAAACATTATCTGGCGGTACGGTGTTTTATATAGCGCAAGATGATAATGCCAAATACACAACAAATTATTCTGATGTTTCGCAAACATGCAGTGGTGAACTCAAACATATCCAGAAGGCAAATGCTCAACTGATAGCAGCAGCACCTGAGTTGCTGGAGGCTTTGCAGCGGTATGAATCTGTATTAAGCAATATACCTCTTGAGTTTTGCGATGTGGAGGACTTGCTATATGCAAGAGCAGCAATCAACAAAGCACTGGGAGAATGAAATGAAACTTATCGACCTGCTGGTTAAAGAGTTGCCGCATCGGGGCGGTTGGCCTGAAGGTGCGCTAAATGCCACGCAAGATAAAGATGGCCAGGTGTGCTTTTCTGCCGGTGCAGTCCCTGAATTTGGCTACGTTGCCTGGGAGGGCGGCGACTGGTTAGGAAATGAGTTTTACACAGCTAGGGCCAGCGACTACGCCACTGCAATCATCACCTGCGAACAATACGAAGCAGCCATTGCAGCAAGCAAAGCCGTTGTTGGCCATGACGGATGGATTCAGTGGGCTGGCGGTGAGTGCCCGGTTGATAGTGACGCAATTGTAGAGGTCAGATTCCGAAATCCGAGCCGGCACGAATTCAATAGTGACAGAGCCGGCGATTTTTACTGGTCACATCATGGCTTTGACGGTGACATCATCGCCTATCGGCTGCAACAGCCGACGAAATCAGAACAGGCTTGCGATGACTCTGCGGGAGATGATGACGAAGCCGACCTGAATGAGTGCATTGGTAAGGATGTTGATATTCCAGAATGGAATGGTGAAGGATTGCCTCCTGTTGGCACCATTTGCGAGTATAGCCTAGCCGGGAGAGTTTGGTCTACTTGCAAGATTGACTTGTACGTTGGGACTCAGGGCGTGGTGATTTCATGTGATGTGTTCGAAGGCATTCAATACGTTGATTTCGCTAAGTACGACGACTTCGAATTTCGCCCACTCCGCACCGAAGCAGAAAGAGCGCGTGAAGACGCAGAAACAGCCATTCGAACATGCCTTGCGGGAACTGGAGCAGGAATTACACCGCTGGCTGCCAAAGGAATTTACGACGCCATCGCAGCAGGTAAAATCCCAGGAGTAAAGCTGGAGGGTAAATAATATGCGATGGGCTTTTGCATTCGCACTAGGCGTGGCCTGGTATATTATTTCCATTCTGGCAGACCATTCAACAAACATGGTAATCGCAAATATATGGATGGCTACTAGCTTTATCCTTGCAACAGTTGAAAGAGGTAGATAATGGCAAGTCGTGGCGTTAACCGCGTAACAATCCTGGGCAACCTCGGCAATGACCCCGAGGTCAAATACACCGCATCAGGCAGCGCAATCGCAAACCTGACGGTGGCAACGTCGGAAGAGTGGAAGGACAAGACAGCTGGCGAGAAGCGCGAGGCGGTTGAATGGCATCGCGTCGTACTCTTCGGCAAGCTGGCAGAGGTTGCCGGCGAATACCTCCGCAAAGGCTCGCAGGTTTATATCGAAGGCCAGTTGCGTACCCGTAAATGGACTGACAACGCCGGAGTGGAGAAATACACCACCGAGATTGTTGTCGGCATGAATGGCGTGATGCAGATGCTTGGTGGCAAGCATGAAGGCAAACCGCAGCAGCAAGGCGGATGGTGGCAACCTCAGCAACCAAAGCCGCAGCAGCAGAGCAGGCCATCGCAATCCGGTCCTAGTGTTCCACCAGTGGATTTTCCTGACGATATTCCGTTTGCGCCATTTGGGTTGCAGTACGGCAAATCGAGAATCTACGCCCTCTAATTTTCACCCACATCAACCCACCCGCTTCGGCGGGTTTTTCATCTTTTACGCAATCTGTTACAATTCCTGGAATATTCCAGTTATTCACTCAAAGACAAGCGTGTACCCTATAGTAGGAAGAGAGGGGGTGCATATGCCAAACAGGATGAACATGTCTACACTCGAAGAGCGACTGACGAAAGTTGAGACTAATCTTGCGAACCTTGCAGATGCACAAAGGGATGTGGGCCAGGCTCTTAATCGGGTATCTGAGTCTATCCACGCCATCCAGATTAGCATTGAGCGCCAGAACGCGAGCATTCAGCAGATAGTTGAGTTACGTCGTGATGTTGATGAAATGACGAAGGATGTGGAGAAGCTCAAAGGCAAGGTGTGGTGGCTAGGCGGCGTAACTGCCGCCTGTACGTTCATTATCGTGAACTTCTCGCGCCTGAAAGACTTCTTTCACTGATGCGGATTATGTCCATATCACGCATGGTTCTGTGGCGTGCTCGTGCGAAGTAGTAGCGCGCGAATGTGAATCCGTAGCGACGCAATCCACCAGCAAATCCCCACCGCTCAATTAGCCACCATCTCATTTCATCCTCCCAAGATAGAAGCAGATTCCAGCCGCGCTGAGATATATTGCAGCCGAGATGTCGCGGTTGATAGCTGCCGAGAATATTGCCGACAGCACCAGGAAAAGCATTGGCATCCACTTAATCATTTTTCACTCCTTAGCGACAGTTGTTTCTGTGTTTATAATCTGAAAGCAATTGAGGCAAATCCACTTAGAGCGCATGCCATCACGATACTCATCTTCATACCATCTAATCTGCCTAAAAAGTCGATATTTATGCTTCTTGCATCCGTGAATTATTTGCCTGAATGACCGCATCACTCACTCTCCTTCATCATCATTAAAGTGACCTCTTACTCCCATGCTCATCATGGAATCCGTATTTCTTTTCTGCCACCATTCTGGCATGAACAGCATCCTCGAACCTTGAAAATGAGCCAAGTGCAATGGTTACTCCGTTTAACTTTATGTCAGCTCTCCATTTTGTCCTTCCGCCTCTCCTTGAAACACCAATACACCCAGATGTATTGGATTTTGGTAATCGCTTGTTTCTGTGGTTGAGCTTTCTATTACTCGCCCTAAGGTTTGACAGAGAATTGTTTTCTCCATTCCCATCTATATGATCTATCTCCTCCGGCTCATCTCCTGTTGATATCTTCCAGGCAATCCTGTGGGCCAGGTATTTTTCGCCATCAATTATTATGTTGATGTATGTCTTGCCGCTTATGGTTTTTTGGTGGCAACCAGCCACTTTACCTTCGTACCTCGCATTCCACTGAGGGCGCTGGTTGCCCCTCCTCTTCCAGGTTAAATCCCCAGAATCTGGATTGTAATCAAGTATTGATAGCAAATACCCCCTGTCCGGTATTGGTTTATTTATTCTCACTTTCAATCCTCATGTTGTGGTTGACATAAACATAATACATGGTAATCTTACTCATATCAACACGGGAGGTAGTATGAATCAGCAGAAATTTGAATCAGCACAGCGGGCGGCAAGACTGGCGGTTAAATGTAGAAGCAAAGGTGCATGGAAAGAGGCGATGCGCATGCTGCGGGAGGCTGTTTATGCTTGACAGTCATTGTCCCATCGATCGCGACGAACGCATCTACGCCGACAACTGGCAGGATGAGCCAACAGAGGAAGACATCGAGCGGCAGCGCTCAATCATCGAAGCACAGGCGGATTTAGAGGAGATGTACAAATATGAGTTATGAAATGCCGGAGTATGGAGCAAGGGTACGTGTCGGCGGCAAGAGCGGACGACAACCCAATCAAGAAACACGCGAGCAGGTCATTGCCCAGAATAGCTTCCCTGGCCCCGACCAGAATCGTCACATTGATAAGTTTTTAGCGGAGCAGAAGAAATGACAATTGAGAGATTTGATTGTGGGACGCATTACGATGGCGGAGTGATGCTTGATTCAGATGATGGCGAATACGTCTACCACAAAGACTATGCCGCCCTGGAAGCCAAGTGCGCGGCGCTGGCTGCTGAACTGGAAGCCGCAGAGAAGCGCATAGATATCCTCCGCCAGGACAAGGACAAGGTTATCGATATGAGCACGGAGCGCGTAAGCAAACTTCTGGCTCGCGCTGAGGACGCAGAGAAGCGGGTAGCTGAACTGAAGGCGCGGGAGTTGGTTGTCAATCTTCCTGCTTACGTAGACGGTAGAACTCTTGGATACGGCGAGGTAAACCACATGATTGACCTGTGCGCCGACGCTATCGAGAAAGCTGGCCACGCCGCTGGAATCATCACTAAGGTGGGGGAGTAGGGATATGGCACTGACGAAAAAACAACGCGCAGAACTGCGCATGAAGTTCGGTGGTCGCTGTGCTTATTGTGGCTGTGAACTTGGCGAAAAGTGGCATGCAGACCATGTAAAACCGGTCATTCGTTTTGCTGGGAATATGCTTCACCAGGAACGTGACGATATATCCAACATGGTTCCGGCATGCCACCCATGCAATCTGCACAAGCATTGCAGCAGCCTGGAAGATTATCGGCGAATTATCAGTGATGGTCGTCGTGAATTCCTTGTGTCCGGGAAAGGTAAAGCGCTGGTTCGTATGGGATTGGTTGAAATGAAATCTGACCCGGTTGTGTTCTGGTTTGAAAAATATCAAGAAGGGGCTACGGCATGACCACTTTTACCAATAGCAAACTAACAGACGAAAACGTTTCAAATGCAACGTTGATTCGGCTCATTCTGTGGGCTGAACAGCACAATAGCCATTATGTTGTAGCGGCTCTGCGCGAGCTACAGGAGCGCCGTAAGGCTGATAGTGTGCCTGTAGAAGTCAACGACGACATGGCTTACGCATTCCATCACGCACTGTCAGATTCATCGTTAGGCGCTGATGAAGTAGAGGAAATTAAAACCGGGTTGCGTGCTGCCTTTGCCAATATTGCCGTCCAGCCTGCGCTGATAGCGCCTCATGAGTGGAGGCTGTCAAATGCACAGGCGTTTATCGAGCGATACTCTCCGCCTTCAGTGGAAGAAGCCGCACTATTTGCCTGGAATGCCTGCCGCGCCGCCATGCTTCACTGCTCAGAACCAGAAACTGATAACACTAACCAGCAATTCGAATCACTCAGCAGGGGTGAAAAATGAACGGAGAAATCGCACTGCGCGACATCATCAAGGCCATTGTAATTCTGAAGCCTGGCGCTACGATGGCAATAGTCCAGCTGATGATATGGACAAAAACACCAAAGGCAACAATTGGAACCGCGATGCACTGCATTGTTGCGCAGGGGTTATTCACGACAAGAAGGGTTGCCAACAAAGGACGACCAGGGTTCAAGTGTAACGCCTACTATCCAACGAAGAAGCTACTGGACTCGTTCACGGTTACGAGCGAGATGCGGGAATATCTGGGGTTGACGGATGTTGACCTTAACCCCAGGAAGGTGAAGCGCAATTGTAATACCATCTTTGAGTCCTGCAAACAAAGCCCGGCAACGAAGCGTATACTTTGGTTTTATGGTCGGGGTGAGTTGCCGGAGATGGATGTGAAGCGATGAAATTACTTAGCAAGCACCGCATTGCGAAAGTCAGATGGGAAACGCCTTTCGGGGAAACAAGAATAACTCCAGCCGTGCAAAAGAGAGTAGCCATATTCTGGTGGGTTACGCTCACACATTGCGAAAGCGTGAAGCAGGCAATGACCTACATAAAAAATATTGAGAAGAAAAAGCCTGAGAAAGTTTTAGGCGTGATGGTAAAATAAGCCCCCTTTCGGGGCTTTTCTTTTACCAGGCTGAAAGGTTGTATCCGGTGACGAGGTTGTCTGAGATTGCGTCTATCGTGGGGTCAATCTGGTCATCGTGCTTACCGTTAGGGAATACGGAGAATTCATCGATATAGCCAGGCATCCAGGGTGCATCCTTTGGCAGGTGAACCAGTCCAGCCTCAATCTGCGGAAGAACATCCAGGGCGCGGGTGAATTTATCCACTGAGCGCTGAATTGGGATTACCGGGACACCTTCCATCTTCAGCGTCTGAATCAGACCGGTTCCGCTGGCTTTGTCCTCAATCTTCATTCCTCGCACGAATCCACGGTTTATTGGTGACTTATGCAGCTCCCAGAATGCGCGAGCCTGCTTGATGAGGTCAGGGGCTTCCCACTTGCCGCGAATCTGGTCGAGAAGGTAAGCGTGTCCACCCTTGAATCCCCAGCACTGGAATACAGACCAGTCGTTGTGCTCTTTGGTCTTGAGCGCGGTATCCGCGTAAATGACGCGATACTCCCACTCAGGATGCACAAAGCTGGAGTCGTACCATTGCCACCAGTTGTCCTTGAACAGGCCGCCGCCCTTCGGTGCGGGGCGCTGCATGTACTGCCCGGCGAACACGTATGGGTTGCTGGCCTCCATCTCTGCCAGCTTCTCGCGTGAGTGCTTAAAGGGCCACAAAGCGGTGTCGTCAGGGTTTATGGCTGGGATGCTAACTACATGCCACTCCTCGCCATTACCGCCAGCCTGTAGCCATCCTGCAAGGTCTTCCTCGTGTAATCGCTGCATGATGACGATAATTGGCGTGTCAGGGCTGTTCAGACGTGATTCCATCGTGGTCTGGAACCAGTCAATGACATTCTGGCGCATGGTGTCGGAATTGGCCTCGCTGGCCTTATGCGGGTCATCAATGATGATTGCCCCGCCGAAGCCTTCACGCAACCTGCCAGCACCATAACCTGTGATTGTACCCTCTGAGCCAGTGGCATAGACGCAGCCACCGGTTTTCGTACGCCACTCATCCTTTGCCTTCGCGTCCGCCATCATGCCGATATCGCCGAAAACGGCCTGATATTCCTCTGACATCGCGATGGCGCGTGCCTGGTAGGTATTATTGGCCGCCAGGCGCTTGGAGTAGCTGGCGTGGATGAATTCGCAATCCGGGTAGTTGCCGATAGCCCAGGCCATGAAGTTTACCACGGCAAGCTCGGTCTTGGAGTAACGCGGGGGGATGTTAATGATGAGGCGCTTGTACTGGCCGATGAAGCATCGCTCCAGTGCCTCACAGATTTTCGCGTGATGCCAGTTTTCCACAAAGTCAAAGCCCTTTCGGGCCTTGAACATGTATTTGGAAAACTCCAGGAGGTCGCATCGCAGTGTGGCGATGGTGTCTGCGCTAAGTTTATTCTTTTGGGCCATACTTCCTTCGCAGTGCTTCCGTTACGTCTGAGCCTTGCGGTGACATGGAGCCATCCTCTGAAACGTGGTTGACAGTTTCCTTGTATCCGCCCAGCATTTTAATAAGCATGTCCTGCGCCTTCTGCTGGTCTGCCATTTCGAATTTGGGTCCCATCTTCGTGAAGGTTATTCCCTTGATTAGGCCGCGAATTTCTTCGGGAACATCGTCAGACGACATCTTAACAACCGGAACAGCCATCTCGCCAATCACTTCGCCATCATCATTCACCATCGGGCGCTTCTCCCATCCGATGAACTGAGTAACGTCAGCGAATGCCTGCGCCTGAATCCGTGATGCGATTTCGTCCAGACTCATGAGTTTGGACTTGGCAATGAGTCGGCGAGCCTCTCGGACGTAGGGGCCGACTTTTGGGTGTGTCAGGAGCTTAGAGCCAGCCACTACGGCAGAGCGGTATTCCATCGAATCGCCATAAGCATGCAGGTATGCCTGAGTGGCATTGCCATTTGCTATATAGTGGTTGGCAAAAGTCAAGTGTTCTTTACTCAATTGAGCCGCCATTTCCTCAAGCTCAGGCGTGAAGAAAGGCAGTTTATCGCCTGCCTCTGACATATCAATCCTCCTCCACCAGCACCAGCTTAAACCGTGAGCGAGCGACTTTCTCGCCGTAGTTATGGATGGCGCGCGGGTTTGGTGTGTTTAAACTCTTACTGCGGCCGGGAGTAATGAATACATCCTCGCCATTAGCCGCAGCGTCCATTGCTTCTTTCATGCCGTTACGGATAAAGTCACGCGGGGTAAATTGTTTCATCATTAATCCTTCCAATTGTTTCCGCTATTATCGCCCCGCAATGAAACAGTGTCAATCTCGGTAGGATTTGATTTCACTGCGCACCCAGTTGCGGGGTATGGAGAATGTGCCCATCTTCTTGCCGGATTCGGACGCCTCTTTGCACATCAGTCTGCCATCGGAAGGGCGATACTCGGAATTGTTTACCACATCACGCAGCCAGAAATCACCGTTCACTTTGTGGGTGAATGTACGGACATGTCCATCCACTTCAATCTCCACTGTCATCTGTACGTTGCGCAGGATGTTCGCCACCGTTACCCAGCTCTTGAATCCATATTTTTTCATCAGGTCGGTGACGGGTATCAGTTCCGGGTCAATTTCATGGGCTTTGGTAATAAATGGAGCCATATCGATGACGGGCGAGGCGTCAACTAGTGAGGCATCAGATGTCTGTGATTTCTTCCCAGACTTAAGAGCCTTTACCTGCAGTTTAAGCTCTTTCACTTCGCCGATGAGCTTCTCAACCTGTGCAGCAAGATTTGCATAATGCGGGGATGGTTTGCGTTTCATTTTAACTTCTCCTGTTGTGTCAACCTTAAGGAGAATTTAAAGGTGAAAAAGGTGTTTGTCAATATGTTTATGATTGATTCTCACTCCCTGCAGGATGATAGGGGTGGAAGGGTGACTACCGTTGACACTCCCGCACCCCCTTCACCTTAACAGGGTGTGAGTTTATCATATTATTTTTATAAAGTCAATAGATGAGAGGCAAAAACAAAAGATTAAAGTCGTGGTTGACATAATCACACCAGGCGGGTAGATTTGTTGGAAACAACAGGAGAAACGAAATGACCAACGAATCAATGAAAGAGTACGAAGAAATGCAGCAGCGTCTTATGGATGAGTTCATTAACAACATCTCGCCGTGGATTGACTGGGTTGGCATGTCTGGCTTTGAAGAAAAAATGGCACGCTCGGCAGTTCGCAGCCTCATCAGCCTTTCGTATTATGAAGGCACGATGAATGGCATTCGTGTGATGCAGGAGAACATGAAGGAGTTCCATGATGACGCTGCGCGGGATATTTGAGGTGTGAAATTATGAATATTCAAGAGGCGAAGCGTCTCGGGTACTACATTACATCAAGGAGTGGGAAGCTGGCATCAAGAATAGACAGGCATGACTGGAAGGAATTCATGTCATCAAAAGGCATTCCTCCAAATGCTGACCTATATCGCAGATGTTATTCAAAGGACACCATTTATGTTCCTGCGTCATTTGTCGGTAAGTTGAAAAACTCACATTGTGGATATGAAGAATTCAGGGGTTATTGATATGAAAAGCAGCAGAGAGCAGTTTGAAGAAGAAATGAGTGGCAAGTATGAGTGGTTCAGTGATGCGATCGCTTGCGCTGATTTTTGCGGTGAAGATGATGATGGCTACTATGTTGGCGGCGACTATATCTATCATGGAACTTCATGTTCAGAGGCTTTGTTCTGGTTATGGATAGGATGGCAGGCCAGCCGCGCGGCGATTGAGATTGAGTTAACGCCAGCATATTGGATCACTTACTGGCCTGACAAACCTGGAGAGGATGCCATAGAACACTCCCATAGCGGTCCGGAATCTTGCGCAAGAAGAATAGCAAGAGAGATTGGCGGATATTTGGTTCCTGTCTATTACGGAGCGCCATCATGAACATCTTCTCAATCATCAACATGGCGCAGGCCGCCAACCCAAAAGCCGATGTCACCATCCGCAATGCCGGCCATGACTCCATCCTCATCATCTGGAATTGGGACGGTCATTATCTGAATCGCCGCTACTGCAAGGCTCTTATGACCGGGCATCGCTGCGGCGAATATGAAGCATGGCGCATCGCATTTAATTCGGCCGCTCAGTTAATGGGCGTCGTGACCGCAGAGGGTTGACCCATCGATAACGGGGCGGGATGATAGCCGCCCCATCACCTGGAATAAATCATCATGGCAGAAGAAAAAATAAACAGCCTCGTTAACCTGGCGGCTGAGCAATCACTTATCGGCGGCGTACTGATACTCGGATTCGATGCGGATTTTCGCGAGCGTACAGACTACGTTTTCCAGAATGTACGGGAAT